CTAAACTGAAGCCATACATGGATAAAGGTATGTCTGAAGAAGAGGCCATGAAGATGTACAACATGGACATGAAGAAAGCTGATGATGCAACTATTGAAGAGCTTGAAATCGAAACTCTTAAAGCTCTTGAAGTTACTCTTAAAGAAGAGAACGAGCGTCTTCGTAAATCCCTAATCGACAATGGTTTTATAATCAAAGCCGAGTCAATCGAAAAGAAAGTAGACCCTGAATACGTTGAGTATGATGGTGAGCAAATCAACAAAGCAGATATTCCAGCACCTATCTTGAAAGCTTTAGAAGCTGCTGAAATAGAAAAAGCAGATGCTGCCCTTGCTGAGAAAGCAAAAGAAGCTCTGCCTAACTTCAACCTTGATGTAGCTAAATCTCTGACAAAAGCATTCTCAGAGGATGAGGCAATTATGGAAGCTCTTAAAGGTGCAGATGCAGTCTTCGCAGAGTCAATGGAAGAGGTTGGTAAGTCTGACGCTGATGGCGAGTTCGCCACTGCAAACGATAAGCTAGATGCACTTGTCAAGTCCTACATGGACGAAAACAAAATGAAGAAGAGTCACTACGCCGTAGCTTATGCTGCTGTAGCTAAAACCGATGAAGGTAAGGCTCTTATTAACAAGTCCTATAAAGGAGAATAAAGATGGCTGTAATGCAGTCCCGTGATACACGGTCTTTTGTTGCTGGGGAAGACCTTTCAGCAAAACAATTTAAGTTCGTTACTCTTGAGAGTGATGGACAAGTAGACGTTGCAGACTCTGCTGGTGAAAACTGTATTGGTATTCTGTTGAATGCCCCTACTGCTGGAGCCGCTGCTACTGTAGCAATCTCAGGTAAAGTAATGGTAGAAGCTGGTGGAACTATCGCCGCTGGTGCAGCCGTTCAAGCCGATGCAAATGGTGACGCACTCACCGCAGCTTCTGGCGATGTTGTTATGGGTTATGCTTTGGAAGCAGCAGTTGATGGTCAGATCATGGCTATTGAACTCATCCAAGGCGGTAACGTCGTAGCTTAATCCAGCATAGAAAGGAATAAATAATGCCCTTGCTGACTCCATCCGCAGTGCATGTAGATCAGCCGCTGACTAACCTCACGCTGGCTTATGCACAATCACAAGAGAACTTTATCGCTGATAAGGTTTTCCCAACTGTCGGTGTTTCAAAACAATCTGACAAATACTACATCTATGACCGTGCGAATATGAACCGTACTGGTGATGTAGCTAAACTGGCCCCACGTACAGAAGTAAACCGTATCGGTATGACTATCTCAAACAGCAGCTACTTCGCTGACGTTTATGGTTTAGGTATGGACTTCGATGAGCAAACTTTGGCTAACGAAGATGCTGCATTGGACATCCGTTCTGCTGGTGCTGAAACCTTGGCGATGCGTCTGATGATCCATCGTGAAGAGCAGTTTGCAACCAACTTCTTCTCAACAGGAGTTTGGGGAACAGACAACACATTGTCAGGCACTGACCAGTGGTCAGACTACACCAACTCAACACCAATCCAAGATGTAACTGCTGCTCGTCGTGCAGTACAGTTGGCTTCTGGTGGCTTCAAGCCAAACACAATGGTTGTTGGTAAAGAAGTACGTGACAAGCTGATCAATCACCCAGACATTCTGGCACGTTTGAACGGTGGCGCAACTGTAACTAACACTGCGTTGATCACAGATGCTAAGTTGGCTGAAATCTTTGAGGTAGAGAACTTCTACGTCATGGAAGCTGTCAAGAACTCATCAGTAGAAGGTGTTGCAGAAAGCAATGCGTTTATCGGTGGTAAGAATGCTCTGTTGGCTCACACTCCATCAACTGCTGGTCTTATGTCACCAGCCGCTGGTTTGACCTTCGCTTGGAATAACCTAGAAGGTGTGAACAACTTGGGTATCACTGTTGAGTCATTCTCAGACGATGCTCTGAAGCGTCAGCAAATCGCTGAGATGATCCAAGTTAAAATGTCTTACGATATGAAAGTCGTAGGCGCTGACTTGGGTTACCTCTTCGCTGCTGCTGTAGCTTAAGATTTATATCGGTGGGGGCTGTAGTAATGGCCCCTGCCATCCTTCCCCGACGAAAGGTAGTACGATGATCCGACAAGAGAATATGCCATTTCAACTAGACCGACCAGTATTTGTTAAGTACCCATTTCAATCTTGGGGTAGGGTGCTACAGAAG